TTCACTGCATGGGTTTGTGCTAATTGTGTGAAAACCATCGTCTTTATAGATTTGCGCTGGCGTGTAGTTTAGCACGTTATCCCAGAAAAGAAGACCTGGCTCAGCAGCTCTGTGTGCAGACTCAATAATCTGATCCCAGATGCTAGATGCAGATATCTTTCTAGAAACAATCTTGTCATCAGTGGCGTCTACAGGGAATCGAACTTCATAATCTTCATTTTTTTCAACAGCCGTCATGAACTCATCAGATAATCTAACTGATATGTTTGCGCCAGTGACCTTTGAAAGATCTCTTTTGATATTAATAAACGTCTCAATATCAGGGTGATGGACAGAGACAGTGAGCATAAGAGCTCCTCTTCGTCCGCCTTGAGCGACTTCACGACAAGAATTAGAAAATCTTTCCATAAAAACGCCGATTCCGTCGGTTGTTTTTGCAGCATTAGAAGTGCGTAATCCGTGGGGTCGAATAGTTGAAATATCAAAACCAACTCCGCCTCGACGTTTCATAATTTGAACTTGCTCTTGGTCTGTCTTGAGAATTCCACCGTAAGAATCTTGAGGAGAATCTACCACAAAACAGTTAGAAAGTGACTGGATTTGATGAGTGTTTCCGATTCCAGACATTGGAGAACCTTGAGGCACTACATATTTAAAATCCGCGAGAAGGTCATAAATTTCTTCTTCAGGCATAGGGTTTGGATATTTTGACTCTATCCTAGCAAATTCCTTTGCGATTCTTTTATGCATCTGATCTGGTGTTGTTTCAAGGTAATTTCCCTGGTTATCCTGAAGTGCGTATTTTGTAGCAAATACAGATGCTGCGAGCTCGTCACCCTTAAAATATTCTAAAGTCTTCTCAAAAACTTCGTTATAGTTTGACATTTTAGTCCTGTCCTTAAATCTCTTTTATAATATTACTTTTTTTATGAATTGTTTTCTCTTTTGCTAACTTGTTTCCATTTTTGTTGCAAAACTTTTTTAATATCATTTTCATTCTTGCCCTGTGCTTCAGACAAAGTCATCTCTTCAGAGTTCTCTATTATAGAAAACATAGACATTGCTGTATTTAATTTAACTGGAAACAAAATTCCGTCGCGACCTGCTCTATTCTTAGCAATAAAAATACGACCTAATCCTGACGCTTTTTCTGTTGGCTTTCTTGAGATAGAAATTACAACATCGGCAACCTGTGCCTTGCCATAAGACTCAGACATGTTCTCTAAACCTACAATGTCAGAAGAAGCACTCTCTCTATTGCTTTGAGATGCTGTCCAAATTGGGATCTGCTTTTCCATCGCAAGATTTCTAAGGTCTTCGTATACTTTTTTAAGCTCATGACGCATAGAATCATACTGGCGTGATGACCTCATGATATCTGCATAGTCAATCACAAGAAGATCAGGAATAAATCCTTTTAGAGAAAGCTTTTCAATGTGTGATCTGAGTGTCTGAACAGTTGCAGCACCTGTTGGATATTCTTTAATTATCAGCCTGCCAAGGCCTTCCATTTCTGCATATGCATCTCTTACTTCATCAGACCGCTCTGTAATTTCATTTGATGGGATCATGCAGAGGTTTGAATCGTACCTTAGCCCAGTGCCGTTTTCTGTAAGCTCAAACGTGTAGTGAATAACATTTTTTCCTCTTTTGACAGCAGCTGCACCTCGATTAACTAACATGTGAGACTTGCCAACGCCTGTGGGAGCAGCAACAACACCTATCTCTCCTCTTCCGAGACCACCGTTAAGAATACCCTTTTGATCGAGCGCTTCCATGCCTGTAGGAACTGGATGCCTACTCACTGTTACAAAGCGTGCTTCCATATCTTCAAAAAGGTCGTGACCGATAGACGGGGTGGTACCAACTGACAGTGCTGTTCTCATAAGATCCATAACTGAATCGAACTTATCTGTTTGAATTAGATCAACAGCTTGTTCAAGAGCGCCGCGGAAGGCCTGCTTCTTGCAAAAGTCCAGGGCTTTCTCTTTGACATATTCAAGATCACCCATGTCTGGGTTATGTCGAATGCGCTGCAGATATTCAATAATCTGGTCTCTCAAGACAGTGTCATTCCCAGTCTTAAGATCATCTCTGATTATAGAAACAAGAAGCTGGAGGGTTGGAAAATCCTTATACTTGCCATGATACTTAAAGTATCTATCAGCTAGAAACTTAAGGTATTTTAGGTCAAAAAAATCAACATTAATGACTTCAGACATTTGTTCAGCCCAAAGGCGGTCCGTTAAAAGACCTTGAACAATTTTTTCCTGGAAGGATTTTCCATAGCTTCCAAAAGAGACACTCGACTCATCGTAAGACACTTATCTTACTCCTTTATTTTACGTAAATCATGCTTAATAAGATTGCTTCTAAGTCTAAGCTTTGAACACCGATTTTAATTAACTCTCTCATCAGTGCTATCTTATTCCTGGAAGGCTCAAATGTATCTACAATATGATTAATTTGGTTCATTTGGCTTGCAGATAGATTGGTTGTATCTAAATATATTAGACCCCAATTTCTTTTTATAATATCAAAATTATCAACTACTTCTTTATACAGCTTTATTTTCTTGTCTACGTTTGCAGAGGCAGCATCAAAAACTTCTGAAATTGTAGCTTCTTTATCAGAAGTCAAGAACGGAAATCTTTTTGCAACAGATTTAAATCCGGCGCCCTTTATACCTTCAATATTATCAGAGCTATCACCGACTAAACATTTTGCTAAACAGTAATTTTCACAAGAAACGCCTGTTAGATCAAGAATGTCTTGAGATTCAACAGTCTCTTTTTTCCCGAGCCGATAAATCTTAGTCTTGTCGTTTAGAAGCTGATAGTAATCCTGGTCAGAAGAAACTATTACTTTGTTTTCATCTCGAAGTGTATACTTGCACAAGTACCCGATGACGTCATCGCACTCGCAATCACCTACGTAAACTTGACATATAGGCAATTTTTTGAGAAGCGATATCAGCGTTGCAATCTGGTGATTTTTGTTCTTATCAGTGTCTGGTATGTCGTCTTCATAGAACCTATTCATCCGCTTAGGCTTTTTGCCTTTTTTATAGCCAGGATAAATCGATCGACGTCGAGACGAGCCTCCACCTTCCCAAACAGCAACAATGCTTGTTGGAGAAAATTTATTGCATACGCCTCTTAGTGTCTTGAGGAAACCTACTATGCCACCTACATGATATCCATGAGAAGACATTTTTGGATTAGCTGCATAACATCTTATAAAAATGTTCATGCAATCTAGTACAAGTACTGTATTTTTCATCTTACTTGCCCGAAGAACCGAATCCTTTTTGGCATCGTTCAGTAGAGTTTACTTCAGAAGCTTCTACAAAAGAAGTTCTTGAGGAGGAAGTATGAGCATGAACAGGGTAGAGGACAATTTGAGCTATTCTATCTCCGGAAGTGACGTTATAGTCATTTCTTCCGCCGTTGTGAAGAATCGCACATATTTCACCTCTGTAATGAGGATCAATAATACCACCAATCGGAAAAATAGAATGATTTAAAGCTAAGCCTGATCTTCCTTCTATTTTTATTAAGATTGACTTATGAATATCATCTTCGATTGGCGTATCTGCAAGGATTAGGCCTGTTTTAACTTGGCGTGTTTCACCTGCAGGAATTGTGCATTCTTCAACAGCATAAAGGTCCCACCCTACATCACCGATGCTTTGTGTTGGAATTACCGCTAATGGGTGTGATTTTTTAACCTTTATAAAACAACTCATTTTAAATCGCTTTCGGCCAAGTCCATTGCAATTGACCTTACTTCTTCGTAGGAATCTGTGTCGACATCTTGATTAGCTTTAAAGCGCTTCACAAGAATTTCCTCGAGCATTACTTCAATATGATTAGAATACTCTGGGTTCTTTAGAACTTCTTCCATACCGCTCTTAGTAAACTTTTTCTCAACTTTGACTTCACCGGTTTTAGTATCAGAAACAGTTAGGGTTTTCCAAGCTCCTGCGCCTTCGACTGAATATGTGTTTTCACCCACAATAACATCTGCAGAAGACCTGAGTAAATCTGTTATTTGCTCATGCTCCTTTACGCCGACACCGAAATGAATCTCGAACTGGCAGGACCTAAAAGGAGGCGCTACCTTATTCTTAATAGTTTTGGCAGAAACATTGATACCCACAACATCACCGTCTTTGTTCTTGATCGGTGAGCCTGCTCCAAGTTTAATTCGGATAGAAGAATGAAAAGGAATTGCCATTCCACCAGGCGTTGTTGTCGGATCTCCATACATGACACCAATCTTAGTTCGTGTCTGATTTAGGCATATGAAAAGAGTGTTTGTATTCCCAATTACTTGAGTGATCTTTCGCATACCCCTAGAGATAGATCGTGCCTGTAGTCCAATTGTATCCTTGTCATAGTCACCTGTCAGTTCAGCTTTTGGTGAGGAAGCAGCAACAGAATCCCATACAATGGTAATCGGAACATCTTTGTTTAATCCTCGAGCCTTCATAATAGTAGACTCAGCAACTTTAAACACTTCTTCTGTGCAAGCTGTCTCAATAAAGACAAAGCGCTTAGAGACATCAACTCCGAGCAAGCCTAAGTTCTCAACAGATGTCCCGTTCTCAGTATCGATGTAAACCACAATACCCCCCATCGCCTGCGTGCTGCGGGCGATTTGGAGGGCAATGTGGGATTTACCGATCGAAGGAGGACCAAAAATCTCTACGATTCTTCCGCAAGGAAGACCTCCGGAATTTCGATTAGCTGTTAAGTAATCAAGTTGCCGAATTCCCGTAGAGACCCAGGCCTTCACATGGGTTGGAGACTCATCAACGCTGAGATTGTAGGCGATGCGACTACCGTGATCTTTGTTAAGAGATTTAATTAGGTCAGAGGTGAAGTCATCAGTCTCTGGGCTTTTTGCAGTCTTTTTTCTCGCCATGATTTACCTCAGCCTTCTAGAAGATCGGCAAATGCTTCATCAAGAGAAGTATATTGCTTACCGTCTTCTTGAGTGCTCTTTTGGTTAGTTGCAGTTGCCGTCTTAGTGGTAGCAGTCTGAGTAGTGGTGGTAGTAGTGGTAGCCGTTTGATCGGTGCCATCTGAGGACGACGATCCATTAAGCCAATCGTTGACCTTCTTTTCAATCTCTTCATAAGACTCAAGACTATAAAGCTCTTCGAGGTTCGGGAGATTGTCCAGCAAATTTTGGGTTTTGTCATCTTCGTCAGATAAGTTGGTTTGCTTTCCGCGAGGCATGACAGTAGTGGTTGCCCAATTTTGTCCAGGCTGCTTGGAAATGGTTACCTTCACATCACGACCCTCCAAAGGATCGGTGATGTCTCCATAATCAGGATCAAGCATGATAGAAAGCAGATCTTGGTAGACTCGCTTACCGAAAGACCAGAGTTGAGTACCCTTATCTTCTTGGCCGCGGATCACGACAGGTGCATAAGCACGCATCTTGGGGTACAAGCGCTTGCAAAGCTCAGCAGATTCAGGGGTTCCGTCATCGCGAAGCTTATTGATCAGCTCTTGAATTGGATCAGGCTTTCCAAATTGCTTGGGTGCAAGAATACCTCGGTTTTCACCGATGTTGTAATAGAACCAACGCTCCTTGAAAGGCTGTCCGTCGGAATCTTTCCACGGTAACAAGCGAATGGTGTATTCACCCTCATCAGGGCGCCAAAAGATCGAACTTTTCTTGGGGCCATTCCCCGAGAGCTGCGCAACCTTTCGTCGGATTGCATCAAAATCAAGTGCCATGTTTGTCTCCTTATATCTGGCAGTTTGTATGTGATAAACTTACACACAAAATCTCAGATGTTCAATGGAGACTGGAATTATTTTATTCTTCTCGGCGCGCGAGGGTACGAGCGTTCAGCTTGATGCGGCGACCGCCATACATCTTAGCTGTGAAGTCTCCTCGAGACTTCAAGGTCGAGGGGTGGTTTGAGGCACCCAGGGGCAAGGAGAAGCCGGCAACGGCTGCGGAGCCGGAAAACTCGTCCATATCGGCGCGATCAGCGTCGTCCTCTTCTTCGTCCTCATCCATAAGCTCGACTGAGAAGGCAGCAACGTCGGCGGGCATCTTTCTCTTGCGGGCTTCGGTGATCTCTTGTTGGATCATCTCTCGGATCAGCTCTCTTAGTGCCTGCTCTTCCATACTTTGCTCCTTGGCTTCGCTTACGGAAGTGGCACCAATCATTGGTTTGCCCCCGCCTTTTTTGATGTAAACACGAGTTGCGCTCGTCTTATAGTTTCCGGCTTTGCCGGGAGGACCGTCCATCTTTTTGAAGTCCTCTTTGTCTTCGTCTGTGTAGTGTGTTAAAGATCCGTCACCCATGCGACCCATAATAGAAGCTGTATACTGCCCGGTTTGTCCTGTTCTAGGCCAAGCTTGAGGTAGATTACCTAATCTATGGGCATCTGGCGGGGCGATTCGGTGAGAAGTTCCGTGTGCACCTGTTTGGGCAAC